AGGGGCGAGGGGCCACCCACAGGTCCCATTGGGCAACCCCCCGGCCCACCTGACCCAGGCAATGAATGGGTGTGGGATGGCGACAAGTGGGTTCAGCAGCCAGCTGGGGGCGGCAACGATGACGACACTACAGAGACAGTTAAGTCCTGCGCCGATGTCAAGGGTCTAGCGCCTGAGGGTTTCCAGTGGCAGGGCTCCTACGTCGTCAACGCTGATGGGTCTGTCTCTGACACCTGTTCACTTGTCGCCATTGAGGAGGAGGCTCCTCCTGACGACAACACGCAACAGCGCGAAATGTCCAAGACCATCATGCGGAACATCATGGCCGACTTGGGCTTCTCCATCGACCAGGGCTGGTTCACGCAGAATGAGTTGGACACCCTTTTCTCCAAGATGGATGAGTGGATCACTGGGGGTTGGGCTGACAATGACCCGTCGGGATCCAACCTGCTGATGCTGTTCCGCACCGATGATGCTACGAAAGGCATTTACAAGAAGCGTTTCGGTGGCATGGAGGAACTTGCCTCTCGGGGCCAGTCCATCTCTGAGCGTGACTACATTGCCCTTGAGTCGTCCTTCCGTAACGTGATGACGAACTACGGTCTGCCGACGACCTACTATGACCGTCCTGACGACTATGCCCGTCTGATCGGTGCTGGCTTGTCAGTGAATGAGGTAGAGCAGCGTGTGGTGTCTGCAAAGCAGGCGCTGAATCCGCTGGTTGCCCAGGAGCTGAAGCAGTACTACAACATCAGTGATGGTGACCTGACGGCCTACATGCTGGGTCTGACTGATGAGAAGGGTCTGGCGTTGCAGTCGGCCCGTAATCAGGAGGAACTGCGTCAGCGTGGTCGTCTCGCACAGATTGGTGCTGCTGCTGAGCGTGCAGGCTTCGGCATGGACAAGAAGAGTGCCGAGGCCTTGGCCGGCACATCTGTGGGTGCCACGGTGGATCCGTTCCAGATGGGCACTCTGGCAAGCCTGGAGTCCACATTTGATCAGGCTCGCAGGACAGCGAACAGGGAGACAACTCTTGCTGCTATTGACAATGAGGGCTACAGCGAGCAGGACACTCTCAAGGCTGTATTCGGTGATGACAAGGCGAAGTTGGCGTCGGAGCGTCGTGCCAAGCGGGAGCGTTCACGCTTCTCTGGCTCGAGCGGCGTTGCTTCGTCATCTCTCTCGGTGAGTAGGAACCTATGACCAACAACGACTGGGCCTGGTACAGGGTCCATACGGGCGGCAAGTAGCCGCGCGGGGCGTGAATAGTTTCGACCGTCACTAAATCCCCAAGAGGGCGCTTGGCGGGACCAGGGTGCAAATCCCTGACGCTCCACTCCACACCTGGATCAACCAGCCCCAGGGTGCGAATCAAGACTGGTAGTCACAGCCATACACAACTTCCCCCAGGTGTGTATGTGGGTGACGACTTCACACGGATGAGAAGAGGGTGAACGCCTTATGGCGAATCAAGAGTACGACCTGCCTGACGATTTCGATGACTACGATGATGGCGCTATTTCGCAAGTACGGAAAGCGCACAAGGCGGCGACACGCCGCATCAAGGAACTTGAAGGCGAACTGTCTTCGTTCCGCACAGAGTCGCGGAAGCGCAGTGTGCAGGAAGTTCTCACGTCTCGCGGATACAACCCGAAGATTGCTGACCTGATCCCCGATTCGGTGACTTCTGAGGATGAGATCACTTCATGGCTCGATGAGCGTGCTGACGTATTCCAGCCGGTGAACCCGGCTGAGAGTGGCGTACAGGCGTCCGAGGAGCAGATGAGTGGTCAACCGTCAGAGGTGCCGCCGGAGATCCGGCGCATGTCTGAGGTGATGAACGCGGGACAGGCTCCTACTGGTGACGAATCTCAGATCCTGGCGATGATCCAGGCGGCGTCTACGCCGGAAGAACTTAATCGTCTGATCTTCGGAAACACTTCGGGGCCGTCTGCTTACTAGCACGTTCCCATTTCAATTACGCGAAAGGTGGTGAATCTCAACAATGGCTAATGTCTACACTGGCACTGCCTCGATCTCCGGTCAGACTGGTATCACGAATCTCGTCCAGACTGCTTACGATCGATACGTTGAGATGGCCCTGCGTTCGCAGCCGCTCATCCGTGACATCGTTGATAAGCGGCCCGTTCAGCAGGCCATGCCAGGTTCGTCTGTCGTGTTCCAGATCTACTCGGATCTGGCTCAGGCTACGTCGACCCTGACTGAGAATGTTGACCCAGATGCTGTTGCTCTGAGCAACACCAGCACCGTGTCGGTGACCCTGAATGAGTACGGCAATGCTGCCCTGCTCACTCGCAAGCTGGGTCTGTTCTCCCTGTCCGATGTGGATCCGGCTGCTGCCGACATCCTCGCTTACAACATGGCTGACTCTCTGGATGCTGTCGCGATGACGACGCTCCGTGGTGGCAGCAACGTGCTGTACGCGACTGGCGGTGCGACCGATCCGACGGCCACGAATGAGATCGCGGCTGAGGACACGATCACGACTGCTGACATCCGCAAGGCTGTCGCGAAGCTGCGTGCCGGTCTGGCTGTGCCCCGCATGGGCAGCCTGTACGCCTGCTACATCCACCCTGAGGTTTCGCACGACCTTCGTGCCGAGACTGGTTCAGGTGGCTTCCAGGATCTCCACAAGTACGACGCTTCGGAGAACTTCTGGCCTGGGTTCATCGGCACGTTCGAGGGTGCTTACTTCATTGAGACTCCTCGCATGTACAACGCGACCGATGGCGCTTCGTCGGCTCGTGCGTTCCGCACGGTCCTCGTCGGCAAGCAGGCTCTTGCTGAGGCTGTTGCTGAAGAGCCGCACACCGTCATTGGTCCGGTTACGGACAAGTTGATGCGTGCGCGTCCGATCGGTTGGTACGGAGTCCTCGGCTGGGCTCGCCTGCGCGAGGCTGCGCTGTACCGCATCGAGTCGTCCAGCTCGATCAACGCTGCATAGTCAGCATCTTGTGGGTGGGGGTCAGTCAAATAGTGGGCTGGCCCCCACACCCATGAAGAAGGGACTTCAAGTGTCGTGCAGGACAGCATGTTTGACACAGGATCATTCCAGTTACGGTGCCTGCATCCGCGCTGCTCGGTTGCGTGTGGGGTATGCAAAGAGTGCTGCCGGGTTGGATGCAACTGCCGAGAAGAACGTGCATAAAGAACTGGCTCTGTACCGGGAAGCCAGGGCTGCTGGTGTGCAGCCGGCAGGGACCACTGCTGCTGCCGTGAGAACGGCTATGGATTTGAGTGAGCGTGCCGGGGCCGCTTATGACGCAACTAATCAGACGTTCAATAACGGTGCCCACTACTCGCCTAAGACAGACAAGATTGTGAGTTTCTGATGCGGTCCTTGTGTGCTGAGTTGAATCGCCTCGCTAATGGCGGTGCCTCGTATCCCACGCCTGATGCGTTCCTGGATACGCCTGGTGCGGCTAATGCCTGGGCAGGCACTAACGGTTTGCACCTACAGGGTGCATTGAATGCGAAGAACTCTACGTCTGGTTTGGGCATCACTGCCTGTTTGAACAGTCTTGCCGGAACGTCCGGTCTTGGCCCTGCCGCTGCTGCGGCACAAATTGCGAGTTAAGGAGAAGTAGGTGGCGAACGCAGTTTACCCGAAGGCCAAGGAAGGCTTTCTTGACGGATCTATTGATCTGGATACGGCTGTCATTAAGGTGTCGCTGGTGCGTGGCTACACGTACAGCGGCAGCCACGAGTTCGTGTCTGATGTGACAGGTGCCGGTGGCACTTTGCATTCAACCTCGTCTGGGTTGTCCACGAAGTCGGTCACGAATGGCGTGTTTGACGCTGACGATGTGACGTTCACGACTCCCAGCACGGACGCGAATGACCACAGCCTGCTGGTTTACCAGTCCTCTGCTGTTGGTGGTGGCTCTGATGTTGCCGCCTCGAGCCAGCGTGTCATTGCCTGGATTGACACGGGCACGGGTATTCCGATCAAGCCTGCCGGTGGTGACATCACTGTCGTGTGGGATGCAGGCGCTAACAAGATTTTCAGCCTCTGATCTAGATGGCTGCCGTTATTGATGTAACGGAGCGCCCAGTCATTGGACTGGGTATTGACAACACACCGAAGACTGCATACCCCGATGGGGTGGCTTCTGCGGCTGCGTTGGGTACAGCCAGCACCACTACCGTTTCTACGGCGTCAGGGGTGGCTGGTGCCACCACCGAGGGCTCCCCCAGCCTGACAGCTTCTGTGAACCCTGACGGGATTGCTGGTGCTGAGGTTGTCGGCACCGCCTCTACGGCGGCTACTTCTGTCGCTGACGGTATTGCCTCTGGTGCTGCTATCGGCACAGCCGAAGCGTTCACTTCCATGAACCCTGACGGGATTGCCGCTGGTGGCGGTGTCGGTACTCCTGCCCTGTCTGCGGTGATGGCTCCCGGTGGGCTTGCCTCCACATTGGCGTTTGGTGACGCTGACACGCTCGCCACAGTGTTCATCGTTCCAGGCCCAGTGGATCCGTCTAACGACTTCGGTAACGCTGTCGTGACCCGTAGGGGTTGGGTACTACGTGGCCCTGTCAACACGTATCAGTGGCGTGTGCCTCCATACAAGGAGTATGAGGGCATCTCACTGTTGAAGGAGTCTGGGACCTGGGTGGAGGTTGCCCACCCTGACCTGGAGCGCACATTGAATGCCACCTACTACCTGGCTGGTGGCCGTGACCATGTGCTGTCAACAGACTTGAAGGATGAACTGGTTGCTGAGGGTTACACGGTGACTGAGGAAGTTGTGACCACGGAGGTGTTTCTGTGACCACGTTCAATGAGTTGGCAGATGATGTGCTGTCAATGCTGCGTGGGTATGTCCGTTCGCAGGAGTCGGTGACGGCTCTTGACGGCTCACTCAATTCCAGTGCTACCGCGTTCAATGTGGATAACGGTGGCCGACTGGGTATGGGTCGTGCGGAGATTGATGACGAGCTGGTGTACATCGATGCGATCACGAGTAACGCTGTGGCGTTGCAGCCGTGGGGTCGCGCTGTTGATGGCACTACTGCTGCTGCCCATGATGACAACAGCCGTGTTACGTTCAATCCTTTGTTCCCTAGGCATTTCGTGAAGCGTGCCATCAACGACACCATTTCAAGTATCGGTGTGGAGTTGAAGGCTACGGGTGTGACGGAGTTGACATTCGTTGCGGCTGTACGCACTTACGGTTTGCCGGCGGCCACGTATGCGGTGCAGCAAGTGACCTGGCAGTCTGTGGGTCCGTCACGGGTGTGGGAGCCAGCGAAGCGTTGGATGTTTGACGCCAACGCAAACACGACTCAGTTTGCTACAGGGAAGACGATCACAATATGGGACACGATTGTGCCGGGTCGTACTGTGCAGGTTCAGTACCTAAAGGAACCGACTGCGCTGTCCTTAGGGACGGACACCCTGGAGGTTACGGCAGGCTTGCCTGCGTCGTGCCGGGATGTAGTCGCTCTCGGTTCTGCTGCACGGCTTGTGTCTTCAGTTGATGTGGCTCTGTTGGATCCGTCCAGTGTGCAGGCTGGGTTCTTCGATGAGCGTCGGCAGATTGGTTCTGCCTCCAATGTTGCTCGCACTTTGTATGCGCTGTACCAGCAGCGTCTGAGTGAGGAGCTTGCCAGGTTCCGTGATCTTCGCAATACACCTGTTCACTACCGGAAGTAGGAGAGATGGCTCGCAGGTACTATTCGTCTACGGCGGTTGCGACTACGCTGTCTGCTTCCGCGTCTAATTCGGCTACGTCTATCACGGTGACTGCCCTGTCAGGGTATCCCGCTTCTGTCCCGTTCACGGCGATCATTGATCCTGACACTGCCTCTGAGGAGGTTGTGGAGGTCACGAACGTTTCGGGTACGACGTTGACGGTGACTCGCGGTGTTGATGGCACTTCGGGCGTGTCTCACAATGCTGGTGCCGTGTTCCGGCACGGTGTGTCTGGTCGTGATTTTGATGAGGCAAATGCCTTTGTTAACGGTGGCGGTGTCGCTAACTCACTCGTTACAGCCAAGGGCGACATCATCGCCGCCTCAGGCTCAGGCGTGCCGGACAACCTCGCGGTGGGTACGGACGGGCAAGTGTTGGTCGCTGATAGCGGCGAGACTCTGGGCGTTCGATGGTCAACACCC